TTGTCTTGTGGTACTATCCCATTAGGCACAAAGATTATCCCAATAATTAAAGACTATTTAAAATGAGTTTATCAAAGAAATATTCAGAGCCAACACCAAAGTATTGGCGACAAGTTGGCGATTTTGCCCTTGTGTTATTAGTGGCTATTCAACCGATGTTAGATTCTATGCCGATAAGCGATAAACCTAAATACTGGGTTACATTTGTTTTTATGGTACTATTAGTTGGCATTAAGTTTTGGACAAACACAAAATCAGTACATAGCAAATGAAGATAAGTAAAAAAGGTATTGAGTTTATAATTGCGTTTGAGGGGATAAGAACAAAGCCTTATCTATGCTCTGCGAATGTACCGACTATCGGAGTAGGCACTACGATTTACCCAAACGGAGTAAAGGTATCAATGACCGACAAACCAATAACATTGGAACAAGCAAAGGAGTATCTAATGCACGATTTACAGAAGTTTGAAAAGGGAGTAAACGAGTTAATTAGTAAAACTAAACTAAATCAAAATCAATTTGATGCTTTGGTGTCATTCGCTTATAATTGTGGATTAGGTAATTTAAAGACTTCTACGCTATTAAAACTTGTTAAGGCTATGCCAACATCAGAAGCTATATTTAATCAGTTTCTACGATGGAATAAAGCAGGTGGAAAAGAAATCACTGGGCTTACGAGAAGAAGAAAAGCCGAAGCAGAATTGTATTATAGTAACTAACTCTATCATTTTGCAATTTAGAACAATTCTAAATGTAATAAAATACTTGTTTAAGTAGTTTTTCGTTTGTAAATTGCACCGATGCAGTTCGACAATATGGATATAATATGCTGGAACGGGCTAATAACGTATTACGCTATCATAAAGGGAAAGGTATCAGAAGATGAAATCACACTAGCAAACGATATAGAAATCTCACTTTATTCACGAAACTTATGAACAAACGACCACGTTTAAAGGAAAACGAAGCTAACCATCACGAGTTAAAAAGGCTTTGGAATAAAAAACTTTACTCGGTTATGTTTACTTCTGACCATCACGGATGGCTAACAGATTTAAGAGCAAACCGATGCGTAAACAGAATATTGCAACACAATAAATTTGACGAGGTGGTGCTAAATGGGGACATTGTAGATATGCCCTATTTGTCTAAACACACCCAAAAACTTTATCCCGATGGTATTTTAGCAGGGTACTCCGAAGTTGGAGAAATAGATTATACCGTAGAGCAGATTTTAAAGCCTTTAGTAGCTTCGACAAATGCAAAGATTAGGGTAAGAACGGGTAATCATTGTGAAAGGATTACAAAGCCTAATTTATTAGGAGAAAAGCAGTTAAAACACCTTGCAATACTTTACAAACACTACGAAAGTACGAAGTTTGAGGAAATGCTTAAATTAGAGGAATTAGGGATATTATACGACCCTAGCGATGTTTATACTTTCTTTGATATCTTCGATGTGGTACACGGGCTTAAATTAGCAAAGAACGCAGCAGAGCAGAACATAAAGGATTATATGAGTTCAGGTACTTCGGGGCATACGCACCGATTAAACTCTAAATATATGACTAATAGAAAAGCCCCTTATGTATGGCTTGAAAGTGGTTGTATGCGTTTAACTTCGCAGGTGGAATATTTACCTACTGGAGTGGTTGCAGATTGGCAGAATGGCTTTGTAACGGTGCATTTTTGGGTAGAGGGTGGTAAGGTAAGATTTTATGCACAACCAAATATCATAGTAGATGGTAGATGTTACTATAATGGTGTTGTTTACGATGGTAATAAATTGTAAATTTGTAGTATGGCTGATGAAACAAATATAGACGATATTGAGGAAATTGAAGATTCACAAACCCTAGTGGAACTGGAACTATTCTTTGATATGGCAATGAAGTTAGAAGACCAAAAATTTAATCTTTACCCTAATGAAAGCCACGAAATGCAACGAACATTAATAGACCTAATCAAACAACGACTTGAATTTTTTAAATTTGAAGATGACGAATGAAATCGAAAAACTAATAGAGGAAATAAAAGATTTGTATGCACAAATTGAAAGTAAAAAAAAACTAATAAGAACTAAACAAGCAGAAAAATGGAAACAAAAAAAGTAAGATGTATCAATAATAAAGGAGAAGAACGGTATTTAACCATAAATAAAGTATATGATTTATGTATGTTAAAAGATAAGTTATATATACTTGATGATAACAAAGATTTATTTAGATATACTTGTAAGTATTTTACTCCTGAATTACCAAACAATACAAATTCTACATTAGAAGTAAACGACAATATTAACCCTACACACTACTCAAAATTAGCCATCCAACCTATTGAGTTTATCACTAAAAATAAACTTGCATATAACGAGGGCAACGTAATAAAATACATTTGCCGATACAAAGAGAAAAACGGAGTAGAGGATTTAAAAAAAGCAAAGCAATACATAGATTTTTTAATAGATGAATATGAAACTAAAAGCAATAGATAGACTGCTACTAATTTACATAGCAATTATCTACTTAATGGTATTATGTGGATGCAAAACAAAGCACGTTACCGAGCAGAGAATAGATAGCGTAGTTAAGGAGATTTACTCAATTAAGGATAGCGTAAGAAATGAAACGATTTTCGAGTATGAAACTATCTATGATACTATCAGAAAAGAGTACATAACCAATATAAAGCGAATAATTGCCACAGAAAGCCAAAATAAGACGCTACAAGGCACGAAAGATGTAAAAGTGAGCAAAGATACTAAAGAGGTAATTAAAGAGCCTACAAAGTCTAATTTTAAGTTATTTGTGTTTATAGGTTGTTTCATTACTTGTGCAATTTTTATGCTTATTTCATATATTAAGAATAAATTTTAGTATATTTGGGTGTTTTCATATAGTTTTGTTTAGGTCGGAAAGGTAGTAGAAATGCTACCTTTTTGTTTAGACTCATTCTAAATATCACTTTTTTTATAAAGCAATCAAATAATTTTATACTTTTGGATTTATAGTCAGTGGCTAAATTTTAAAATCATCAAGGCTTTTGATTTAGTGGTGGTGCTTCATAAGTTCGAATCTTATACTGACTACATCCCGACAAGGAAGCGTTCTTTATACCCGAAAAGATTTTAACTAATTTTTATTGTTTGTTAAGGGTTTGGATAACATAGTCTTGAAAAGTCAAGGTGTTATTATCAATTTATCGGGGGACAAATTAAATAATGTTGTTGTAGGCACTTTGAAAAGTCCCCCATTAAACTAAATAAAATGAATTACGGACAAAGAAAAATAGCCACAAGGCTAAAAGAAGATACTGGTTATAAATACGTTTACGCTATCATCAATCGGTCAGGTGTTAAATGCTACGAAGCGAAAATAAGACTAAACGGAAAAGATACTTGCTATTACTTTGAAACTGCAAAAGAGGCAGCGAAAAAGATAGATATGGAATTTATCAAAGCAGGTAAGCCACAAGTGAATAATACATTAGTTCGAGTTGTTGCAAAAAATGCAACAGTTTAAAATAAATTTTGAAATGTAAAAGTAAAAGCGTAATTTTGCTTAAACGAAGTAGAGAGCGTTTAGTCACTTTAAAATATATTATTATTCTTAATATCTACTAGCTCTGAATCTCTCTACAATAGTTCAGGGCTTTTTTATGCCCTAATGTTAAAACAGTTATCGGTCTTTACAGGGTAGTCCCGAATTATCTAGGAGTAGGTAATAAAATGAACGAACAAGTTTAACTAAATTAGAGCCGATTTGAGAAAGAAACTCAATAGGAAAATATCAAAGTGTTACCAGTGGATGCAATGCTTACAGGGAGCAACATTCGACCTTAAAAAGATTAGAATACACTTTGCCCTCGATATGGGGATATTTAGAATAAGCACTGAATTTGCAACTCAATTTTTTTTAGACCATTTTCTAAAAAGAACTATAAAAGCAAAGGAAATCCAATGAATCTAAAAGTAAAGATTTAAGGGATATAACCCTGCTATGTAGTTATAAAAGGTATTATTTAGATACATTCTAAATTAAAAATAAATTCTTTACTTATAAAAAGTACTTGTATTTTCGCTTTATGAAACAAATATATGCACCTTATACAGAGTGGGAAGATTATAAAAATGGAATGTATAAAACCATTAAGCAATCAGATGAGGTAATAAAAAGTGGTGCTTTATTATTATCCAATGAAAAAGAGTTCTATAATACTGCTATTGAGTTAATAGAAAATTGGGTAATTTCAACCTCTATAAACCTAACTAATAATGGTATAAATAAAAAGGCTTGGATAGGTCAAGCGAGTTGCTGTTATAAATATGGATTAACAGAAGAAAGCACACGACTAGCGTGGGGATTATTAACAGATGAGCAAAAGAATAAAGCTAATAAAGTAGCAGACAAAATAATAAAACTTTGGACAAAACAACAATATGAAAAGAATCAATTTAGGCTTGAATGTTTTTGAGGCATCAAAAGAAAGGATTGCATATACTTTTGATAACTTCGAAAGGATTTATGTATCATTTAGTGCAGGTAAAGATAGTACCGTACTATTCCATTTAGTTGCAGAAGAAGCTAAAAAAAGAAACCGTAAAATAGGAGTGTTATTTATTGACTGGGAATGTCAATTTGATTTAACAATTCAACACGCTAGGACTATGTTTGAACTTTATAAAGACAACATAGATTTATATTGGATTCAATTAGAGATACTAACTAATAATGCTACATCAATGATAGAGCCAGTATGGAAAAGTTTTGATGAGAATAAGCGTGAATTATGGGTACGTGAAAAAGAGCCTAATTCTATAAAGAACGCTAAACAATTACCTTTCTATTACGAAAATATTACATTTGAGGAGTTTGTTCCTTTATTTGGCAAATGGTACTCTAATAACGAACCTTGTGCTTGTTTTGTAGGTATTCGCTCACAAGAAAGTTTAAACCGATTCAGAGCCATTGCAAGGGGTGATGTAAAGAGATTTAACGATAAGAAGTTTACAGTTAATGTAGTAGATGACTTATGGAATATTTACCCTATATACGATTGGAAAGCTAGTGATATTTGGACTTTCTATGGTAAGACTGGAAAATGCTTTAATGAAGTTTATAATATGATGTATAGAGCAGGGTTAACAATACACCAAATGAGAATAGATGAACCTTTTGGAGATGAGGCTAGAAAAAACTTGTGGTTATATCATATCATTGAGCCTAAAACGTGGGCTAAAATGATAGCTAGAATGAATGGTGTAAATAGTGGTGCTTTGTACTCACAAGATAATGGTAATATTTTAGGGAATATTAAAATTAGTTTACCTGAAAATCACACTTGGGAATCATTCAGTAAACACTTATTAGATACGATGCCACCAAAAACAAGTGAACACTATAAAAATAAGATTGCTAAATATATCCAATGGTATAAAACTAGAGGTTATCCTGATGGAATACCTGATAAAGCAGATTATAAGTTAGAGCAATTAGGCAAAGCACCTGCGTGGCGACAAGTTGCAAAAACACTATTAAGAAACGATTATTGGTGTAGAAATTTAGGATTTTCAATAACAAAAACTAGTGCGTATAATAAGTATTTAGAACTTATGAGAAAACGCAGAACAGAATGGGGAATATTTAACTAAACATACTATGAATTTATTTAACCAAGAACAAACACTAGATGCAAACATTATCTACGAAGTTGAAAAGATAAACGAGCAAATTAAAAACTTACTAAACTCTATTACAAATGATAGATTTAAGGTATTAACTATTAATGAATTTAAACTTGCATTACACGAAGTAAGCCCACTTAAAAACGAGCCAGTAGATTGTGTTATATGGGTAGATTCAAGCTATATTAAAGCGAATGATTATAACCCCAATTCAGTAGCACCTCCTGAAATGGAATTATTAAAGTTATCTATTATGTCAGATGGATATACACAACCAATAGTAACAATGCAAAGCGAAGATATAAGGGAAGTTATTGATGGATTCCATAGAAACAGAGTAGGTAAAGAATGTCAAGAGGTAAACGATAGAATACTTAACTTTTTACCAGTTGTAACTATCAGAGCAGATAGAGAAGATAAAGCAGACCGAATGGCTGCGACTGTGCGACACAATAGAGCAAGGGGTAAACATTCAGTTACTTCAATGAGTGATATCGTTGTAGAGTTAAAGCGTAGAAATTGGAATGATGATAAGATTGCTAAACATTTAGGGATGGATTCAGATGAGGTATTGAGATTGTATCAAATTACTGGATTAACTCAAATGTTTGAAGATAAAGAATTTTCGGAAGCGTGGGAAATTGATAGTGAGATAGAAGATATATCTAGTTTAGACTCATTCTAAATTGCAAATAACACTTGACAAGAGTAAAAATAACCTTAATTTAGCATCATAAAACAAAACAAAAATGATACACGATTTAGAACTAACAACGGTAGTAGATGCACAAGGTGTATTGACTCCAGTATTCAGCGATGATGATAATAAGACTTTAGATAGTCGCATAGCCGATTATAACGAGCATTTATATCGCACGATGTCAATGGATTTCTTTAACGCTTCATTCTTATCGCAAAAATTAGCGATTATTGATAGAATGAGATTTTATAACCATCCCGATTTACAAGAATTTGTAACAACTTTACAAGATGAATTATAGGCTAAAAAAAATAGCATTGGTTAACGATTACGAAGTAATGCTAGTAAACCTTGCTCGTAGGCAGAAAGTAAGCATTGAGTATTTACAGACTCACAATATGCACAATGATTTGTATAACGGAATAACATTTCATTCCAAGAATTTAGGAACTTATGCACTAATTAAAGCAAGGTTAAGAAACAGAGTAAACACACTTTTAAACGAACTCAAATATGAATAAACGACTAGAAAAGGTAACACGCTTAACAGACCAAGCAAGAGCCGATAGAAACGCAAACAAGGTATTACAAGGCGAGTACTTAAAATACCAAATCAGAGAAAAAGAACAAAGTAAATTTAACGAACACCTAAATAGATTACAATGCAAGAACTAAATTTTAACAAATCAGAGAACATAGAGTTACTAGTAAAAGCATTAGTTGACTTTAAAAAAGAATGCCCTGCTATTGACCTAAATAGTACGGTAAAGGTAACTACTAAAAGTGGTGGTAGTTATACTTTTGATTATGCAGATTTACCACATATAAAATCTATATGCGACCCAGTATTAGCAAAGTTTGGGTTATTTGTATCTCAATTACCATTAAACGATGGAATGTTACACACTATTTTAATGCACGATTCAGGGCAATATATTTCAGGTGCTACTTCGATAGGTAATGTACAAAACAAAACAAGTCAGGAATACGGCTCTTTAATTACCTATTTTAGAAGATATGCTTATTGTGCTATTGTTGGGGTGGTTGCCGATAAAGATGATGATGCAAACGTAGCAGATGGCAATGTAGCAAAGCCACAAAAACCAATATTAAAATTAGGTACTGAAAACTTTAATAACTGCAAAAAAGCATATTTAGCAGATAACAAAGTACTGCCTAAAATAATGGCTAAATACGAAATGAGTGATGAAGTACATTCTGCTTTGATTTTAGAATAATGGAACGTATATTTAAGGCTCGACCATCTGCTCTAGGTAAGTTAATGAGTAATGCAAAAACAAAAGGCGAACTATCGGCAGGTTGTAAGACTTATTTGCAGGAATGGTATTCTGATTCATTCGAGGATATAAAAAGCAAGTATATGACAAAGGGTATTCTAATGGAAGATAAAGCTATTGATTTTATGGCTACTGAATTAGGCTATGGGATTGCAGATAAAAACATAAACATATTTGCGAATGATTATCTAGTAGGCACTCCCGATGTTATTATAGATAACAAAGTAATAGACTTAAAATGTAGTTGGAATCGTAAAACATTAATCGAAGCGAGTGAGGGAATTAACACAGATTACGAATGGCAATTAAGAGCCTATATGGCATTAACTGGGTGTGATGAGGCAATCCTATTCTACGCACTAATGAATACGCCTAGCGAGGCTAATTATGGGGTAGAGATAAGCTACGATAAAGTACCTAATAACCAACGATGGTGTGCTTACTCTTTTAAAAGGGATGAAGCCAAAGAGCAGGAAATATATGACAAGGTTATTAAGTGCCGAGAATGGTTAGAGGAATACGATGCAGATGTAAAAAAAAGATTAGGAACAATTAAATATATATAAAAATGGGTGCATTAGCAGATTTCAGTATCAAACAAAAAGATGGTAGTTACAAAAACTATACTATCTCAATTAGCGACCAAACAAATGATTATGGTCAGAACGTAAGCGTTTACGAATCTCAAACAAAAGAAGAAGTAAAAGCAAAAGCAAAGAAAAAGTACATTGGCAATGGCAAAGTATTTTGGACAGATGGCAAGGTTGTATTAGCAGAAAAGAAAGATAAAGTAGCAACTGCTACATCTACTGATGCAAACGATGATTTACCATTCTAAAACAAGCCCCTTAAATGGGGCATAACCTTAAACAAAATGAAACAAAAAGAACTAATAAAAAACCACTTGGAGATATACGGTAATATAACAAGTTGGGAAGCGATAACACACTATCGTATAACAAGACTTTCTCACTACATTTACCTATTAAGAAACGAGGGTAAAAGTATAACAAGTGAAAGAGTAGAGGCAAATGGCAAAAACTTTGTAAATTATATTTATGTACACTAATGCAGAGCAGTTATTCCTGATAGCTAACATACCAGTTACGCAGGAACAAATAAACCTTATCAATGATAGGTTTTATATACGAGATAAAAACGTGCAAGAGTTTAGCGTGGAAACTATAAAAAAGATAGTTGCTATGGTAGGCGAAGCGAATGGATTAAGCTACACCGAGTTAATTAATAATTGTCGTAAACGTGAGATAGTAGATGCACGAGCAGAAAGCACCTATGTATTAAACCTTTTGGGATATCGTGATTGCGAAATAAGAAAGATATTCGGTAAAGACCATTCTACAATAAATTACTATCGTGATAGGGTTAAAGATTCAATGAGCATAGATACACGCTTTAAAGTAACATTCTATCGCAAATATTCTCATATTTTAGAACGATTCCAAATAGTAGATAATTTCTCTATGAATTGATAAATAACCTAAATTTGTAAAAACAAAACGAAAATATTATGGGAACACTAAAAAAAATTAAAACAGAAGATTTAAAAGTTGGGGATATTATATTTGATTTTGATTCTACTCATTATAGTACTAAATTCGAAGTAGTTAAAATTGATTATGCAGATAATGAGCTTGTGCTTAAACAATTATGTAATACACAAAGTTGTTATGAGAAAAATAGCGATGGTACTATTACATTTTCAATATATACTAGTTTTAATAATTTTTTTTATATCTAAACAAAAATGAACAAGCAAGAATTAAAAGAATTTATAGATAAGATTACGCAAGGTCGTAAACTATCTTTTGAACTTTACAACGCACATAGAGTTGAAACCGATGAGGTTGATTTTATCAATGTAGAGTTAGATGTGCAAGGCGAGGAGTATGAGTTCCACTTTAAAACTGATATTTTCCTAAACTGGTTAAAAAGTGAGGGGTTGAATAAATACGATAACTTCGTAGGTGTTGAATGTACGATTGACGATGTAACCTTACTTGACACTATCGACTATTTAAAGTATGTACCAATGTTTTTATTTGAGTTATGAAATTAGAGCAGAAAAAAGGCTTTGTAAGAGTTTATTGCAGAGCCTTTGATATAGGCGAAGAACAAACTGAACTAATGCTCACACTAATTGCAGAGCCTAAATGGAAAAGCAAAACAGAAACTGCAATAAGACTGGCAATAAAAAAGCTATCAGAGTTTGCACCTGAATATCAAAAAGTATTAATTGAACAAGCAATAGCAGGAGGTTATCAAGGTTTAGTTTTTAGCGATAGTAAACAAAAAGAACAAGCATATTTAAAGCAAAATGGACAAGTTAGTAAAATTAGCAGACTCGAACGGATTATCAGTTCAGGGAATAATAGCATCCAGATCGAAGCATTTAGCGACACTACGGAACGAGGATAACTCAAACATAGTACTTAACCTTACTGCTTTACTTATAGAGGTATGTAGCGTTTATAAAGTAGATGAGCATAAGAGTTTATCTGATGAGGAGATTAAGGAAGTGGTTAATATTATTTTAGCTGATTACTTTTTCTTAAAGTGGGATGATATGCTATTATTTGTGAAGAATGTAAAAATGGGCAAGTATGGTAAAATCTATGGTAGCTTCGATATGCCTACATTCTTTATGATGTTAGAAACGTACTGCGAAAATAGAACGCAGGAAGCAGCGACAATAAACCGAGTGAAAGCAGAGGAGCAGAAAAGAGAGCCTATGAGCGAAGATACAATAAAAATGATTGCAGAGTTTAAGGCAAAGCAGAGCGAAAAGAGAAAAGAAAAGTATGTAGTTCAGGAACTAAAGGAATTAAGCGAGGAGCAAAAGTTAGTAAACGAGTGGATTGCAGAGTTTAAAAGCAAAGTAGGATATTTACAAGGGTTTTTAGAGGTGGATGGTAAAATGCTATCTATTGAGCAGTATTTAAGATTAAAACAGAGAGAGTATGAAAGTTTGTAAGAGGTGTGAAAAAGAAAAGAGAATATGGGCGAGAGGTTTATGTAAATCTTGTGATATTGTAGAGAATCCCCAAAAGTATATGATTGAGCGTAAAAAAGTAGAGAAAAAGAAAACTGAAAGCGTAACCCAGTTAAAAAAGAAGTTAGACGCTATTTTTAGCCTCTACATTCGACAAAAATATGCAGATGATAATGGTAACGTGGAATGTTATACTTGTGGCTCTGTGAAGCCTATAAGGTCAATGCAGAATGGACACTTTTGGAGTAGGTCGCATTTATCGGTAAGATGGGATGAGGATAATTGCAGATGCCAATGTGCAGGATGCAATGTTTTTAAACACGGTAATTACATTGTATATACAACAAAACTATTAAACGAAATAGGTCAAGAGGAATTTGACCGATTAGAGCAAAAGAAAAACACACCATTTAGCCCATCAAAAGAATGGTTAATTAAACAAATTGAATTTTATACTTTAAATACAAAGTAATGAAAGACGTAATACAAAAAATAAAGTTAGCCATCGCAGAAGCTAATAAAACGCAGTCAATAGCCCAGTTAATTGATTTAAACCTAAAACTTGCTGGATACCTTGCTTACCTTGTAGAAGTACAAACGGCAGCACACAAGGGCTATAATGATGCCTACGCTTTACGCAAACAAGAATACGCAAATAGGGTAATAAACGGGGATGGTAGTATGGGCGATAGGCAAATGAGAGCCGAACTGGAAATAAAAGAATTTAGAGAAACCGAAAATAGATTCGATGAAAGGTACACAGAGTTAAAAAACTATTCCTTTGCTACGAGTGGATTTATAGATGTATTAACGCAAAAGATAGCATATTTACGCAAGGAGCAGGAAATTACCCGACAAAATACATAGTTATGAAAAGAAAAGAAAAAATGTTTGTTGTTAAAATAATAACAACAAACAAAGAAAAAGAATGGCATTATTTACCCAATAGTGAAATATTAATACCAGTATTAGCCACTACAAGCAATAATGCAAGGATAAAGGTAGAAAATAGATATTGGGGTTCAGAATATCCTAATTATGAGTTTGTAGAAATACAACAATGTGATTATTTTTTATTTAATCCTATTATTTAGAATGATTATAAATTGCAAATAGTTCTTGACAGAATAGAAATAGGTTGTATATTTGAATATGCAAACGGGGAAAGCAGTAAGAACCCAATCAAAAAACTCGCAAAATGAAAAGATTTAATTTTAAGGCACAACTAAAAGGAATGAATTTAGATTCATTAAAAGAATTAAAAAGCTACCACTTAGATTATATGTTAGGATTTATCGGACTAAACGATAAAGAGGCAGGCAGACATTCTCGATATGTTGGATATATAGACGAAGCAATAAGTAAAATTAAAAGTAGATAAAGAAACTTTTGCGAGTAGCTGAAACTTCGGGAGTAGGCTATCGCATTTAAACAAAACAAAAAATGGAAACAATAAAAGTAAGAGTAACAAAAGCAGAGCCATCGTATTGGTATGCTGATAAGGTAGGGCAGGTATTAGAGGTAATAGAAATAGATAATTTCCACTATCAAGCTATTAATAGATGTCGTATTATTATAAAGACCGACTGCGAAATAGTAGAGCCTACCTTAAACGATAGATTCGAGCCTTTGACAAGTGGAGGTTATCCTTTTCATATCTATGAGGAGTTTGATGGTAGGTTGTTTGGTAGGGTAAAAAAAGATGGTAGTTGGGGTACAAGAAATTGGTTTATTGATGGATGTTACTATCCCGATAAATGCAACTCTGAAAACGACCTCATTCCCCGCAAAAGCCCCGAAACCATAGCACTCGAAAAGAGAAAAGCAGAGTTACAAGCAGAATTAACAGAAATCGAAAACAAACTAAAGGAGAAATAAGATGAAAATAGAAATCAAATCAATATTTGGAAGTGTATTATTTGAGTACGACTGCAAGAGTAATACTATCAGAAAAACATTAGAAAAAGCAATAGAAAGCTCTGCTAATTTAAGCTCTGCGGATTTAAGCTATGCGGATTTACGCTCTGCTAATTTAAGTGGTGCGGATTTAAGTGGTGCGGATTTAAGCTTTGCTTTTTTACGCTTTGCTAATTTAAGTGGTGCGGATTTAAGCTCTGCGGATTTACGCTCTGCTAATTTAAGTGGTGCGGATTTAAACTCTGCTAATTTAAGCTCTGCTAATTTACGCTCTGCGGATTTAAACTCTGCTAATTTAAGCTCTGCTAATTTACGCTCTGCGGATTTACGAGGTGCGGATTTAAGCTCTGCTAATTTAGATAAAAGATACATACAAGTCGCTTGTATTGGTTCGGCTAAACGAATGACTACCTACTGCTTTGATGATGATATTCTTTGGTGCGGATGCCTTAGAGGTACGTTAGAAGAATTTGAAACGCAAGTATTAGAAACGCATAAAGATAACGAGCAGTATCTAAAGGAATATACTGGATTTATTAACTATGTTAAATCACTAAAATAATGGAACTAATAGAGAAACTAAAAGCCATCCCACAAATTAAAGAGGGCGATGATAGATTAAGGCTAGGAGTATTAAGACAACCGCCATTAGTAGCGTGTAGACTTATCTCAGAAGATTTATTTCAAGAAGCCATCGCCTTACTCGAAAAGCCTAGCGAGTGGGTAAAAGTGGAGGATAGGTTGCCTGAGTTATTATTCGATTTATGCCTACATAAAAAACCTAAATATTGTTTTGTTACAGCTTTTGTAAAAATTGAAAACAATAGTATTACAAAAGTAGATTGGGTAATTCAAAAATTAGGAAATTTAGAAGAGGAGCAAATAATAATAGATTTGCAGGAGTTTGAGTTTGATTTTGTAGTTGATGAAGATGCTTACTATGACTTAAATGGATTATTTCTCATTGAATATGATTCTGATGATTATAGAAGTTGGCAATATTTAACCGATATAGTTAAAGTAGAATTTACTTATCAAGCAACTATTAAGGAAGTTGAAGCCCCAATAAGTGATACAAAAATTGATTTCCCGTTTGACCTTTAACCCCACCTAACAAATAGAACTATGAGCAACGAAGAAACAAAGAAAGCCGCCGATGAACTGATTGAGGTGTTTAGCAAGGCAACACCTTATTTTTTATCTTATACGAGTGCTATACATCACGCCATCGCATCAACAGAAAACACTATAAAGGTGTTAGGAGAAATTAGCAATAAAATATATGAAGATAGTG